GGGGTGGAGGGGGGCGTCTCGCGATCTACTGAGCGCGGAGATCGAGGGCGGGCCTGTGGAGGCGGCGCGGGCGGCGGGGATGCTGCTTGCGCGCGCGTTCCGGGTGCCCGGGGGATGAGCGCCTTCGACTGGGCGGCGCTCATGCGGGCGGGAATGCGGGGGCTCGGGCTGGCGCCGCAGGAATTCTGGCGGCTGACGCCGGGGGAGCTGGCGTTCCTGCTTGGGCATGGGGACGGGGCCGCGCCCTTGACGCGGGCGCGGCTCGACGAGCTGGCGGCGGCGTATCCGGACAGGGAGACGGGCGATGGATGACGTGGACGGGATCGACACCTTCGACGACCAGGTGGCGGCGCTTGAGCGGTCGCTGGGTGGGGCGGCGGGGATGGCGGCGGCCTTCGAGCGCGAGGTGGCGCGGATGGGCGAGAGCATCGCGGGAGCGGGCCGCGAGGCAGGGACGCTGTCGCGCGGGATCAGCGGGGGGCTGCGGCGGTCGTTCGACGGGCTTCTCTTCGACGGAATGCGGCTGTCGGACGCCATGAAGGGCGTGGGTCAGTCGATGGTGAGCGCGGCGTATTCGGCGGCGATCCGGCCGATCACCGGCCAGATCGGCGGGCTGATCGCGGGCGGGGTCGAGGGGCTGATCGGCGCGGTGTCGGCGCATGAGAAGGGCGGGAGCTTCGCGCAGGGGCGCGTCATGCCCTTCGCCACGGGCGGGGTCGTGAACGGGCCGGTGACCTTCCCGATGCGGGGCGGCCTTGGCCTCATGGGCGAGGCGGGGCCAGAGGCGATCATGCCGCTTGCGCGGGGTGCGGACGGCCGGCTGGGCGTTGCGGGGCAAGGCGGAGGGAGGCCGGTCAACGTGGTGATGAACGTGACGACGCCGGACGTGGAGGGTTTCGCGCGGTCGCGGAGCCAGATCGCGGCGCAGGTGAGCCGGGTCATCGCGCGCGGCCGGCGCAATCTCTGAGGAGTGGGATATGGCGTTTCACGAGGTGCGGTTTCCCGCAAACCTGAGCTTCGGCTCGGTCGGCGGGCCCGAGCGGCGGACGGAAGTCGTGACGCTCGCCAACGGCTACGAGGAGCGGAACACGCGATGGGCGCATTCGCGCCGGCGCTATGACGCCGGGGCGGGGATGCGGTCGCTCGACGACATTGAGGCGCTGGTGGCGTTCTTCGAGGCGCGGCGAGGGCGGATGCACGGGTTCCGCTGGAAGGACTGGGGGGACTTCAAGTCCTGCCTGCCATCGGGGGTCGTGGGGTTCGAGGATCAGGTCATCGGGATCGGCGACGGGGTGCGGACGACGTTCCAGCTGACGAAGACCTATCGGTCGGGGGCGGAGGACTATGTGCGCCCGGTGAGGAAGCCGGTGGTGGGGACGATCCGGGTGGGGGTGCAGGGCGATCCGCAGGTGGAGCTTGTCCACTACACGGTGGATGGGTCCACGGGGGTCGTGTCGCTCGGAACTGCGCCGGACGTGGGCGTGGAGGTCACGGCGGGGTTCGAGTTCGACGTGCCGGTGCGGTTCGACACGGACCTGATCCAGGTGTCGGTCGCGAGTTTCCAGGCGGGGGAACTGCCCGCGGTACCTGTCGTGGAGGTGCGGCTGTGAGCGGGGCAGAGGCGCTCGCCGCGCATCTGGCGACGGGGTCGACGACGGTGTGCCGGTGCTGGCGGGTGACGCGGGCGGATGGGGTTGCCTACGGGTTCACGGACCATGACGAGGCGGTGGTCTTCGGCGGGGTCCTGTTCCGGCCGGATTCAGGGATGACGGCGCGGGCTCTTGAGCAGCGGACGGGGCTCTCGGTCGACAATTCGGAGGTCGTGGGGGTCCTGAGCGATGCCGCCATCGCAGAGGCGGATGTGGCGGCGGGGCGGTTCGACGGGGCGGCGGTGGAAGCCTGGCTCGTCAACTGGGCGGAGCCGGGGGAGCGAATGCTCCAGTTCCGGGGATCGCTCGGGGAGATCGAGCGGGCGGGGGCGGAGTTCCGGGCGGAGCTCAGGGGCTTGGCCGAGGCGCTGAACCAGCCGCAGGGGTACGTCTATCAGGGGCCGTGTTCGGCAGTGTTGGGTGATGCACGGTGCCGGGTGAACCTTGCCGCGCCGGGGATGGCGATGGAGGTGGGTGTGCTCGAGATCGTGAACGCGCGGACGTTCCGGGTGCTGCCGGAGGCGGCGTTTGCGGAAAGGTGGTTCGAGCGGGGGCGGGTCCGGGTGCTTTCGGGCGCGGCGGTGGGGCTCATGGGGCTCGTGAAGGCGGACCGCGTGATTGGCGCCGGGCGCGAGATCGAGCTTTGGGAAGAGGTGCGGGCCGAAGTGCGGCCGGGGGATGCTGTGCGCATCGAGGCGGGCTGCGACAAGCGGCCGGAGACATGCCGGGGGAAGTTCGGGAATTTTCTGAACTTTCGGGGCTTCCCGCATGTTCCGGGCGAGGACTGGCAGATGGCTTACCCGAAACGTGCGGGACGCAACGACGGCGGGAGCCTGAAACGGTGAGCCGCTTGGTGGAGATCGCGCGGGGCTGGATCGGGACGCCCTATCTGCACCAGGCATCATGCCGGGGGGCGGGGGCGGATTGCCTGGGTCTCGTGCGCGGGGTGTGGCGCGAGCTTGTGGGTGGGGAGCCCGTGGCTGTGCCGGCCTACACGCCCGACTGGAGCGAGGTGCGGCGGGAGGAGGCGCTCTGGGAGGCCGCTCGGCGGCATCTCGTGCCGCGTGATGAGGCGGCGCCGGGCGACGTGCTCCTGTTCCGGATGCGGGACGGGTCGGTCGCGAAGCACCTTGGAATCCTGACCGAGGGCGGGGACGCGCCGCGGTTCATCCATGCCTACAGCGGCCACGGGGTGGTCGAGAACAGCCTCTCGGCGCCGTGGCGGCGGCGGGTCGTGGCGGCATTCGCGTTTCCCGGAGGGGCGGACTGATGGCGACCATCGTTCTATCGGCTGCGGGCGCCGCGCTTGGCGGGTCGCTGGGCGGTTCGGTGTTGGGCCTGTCGACCGCGATCATCGGGCGGGCGATCGGGGCGACGCTGGGCAACGTGATCGACCAGCGGCTGCTGGGCGCGGGCGCGGCGGCGGTCGAGACTGGGCGGATCGAACGTTTCCGATTGAACGGGGCGAGCGAGGGGGCGGCGATCCCGCTCGTCTTCGGGCGGATGCGGGTGGGAGGACAGGTCATCTGGGCCTCCCGCTTCGAGGAGCGGAAGGCGACGAGCGGGGGCGGCAAAGGTCGGCCGTCGCAGCCGAAGGTGACGAGCTATTCGTATTTCGTGAGCCTCGCCATCGCGGTGGGGGAGGGTGAGATTGCGCGGGTCGGGCGCGTCTGGGCGGACGGGGCGGAGATCGCGCCCGACGAGATCACGATGCGTGTCTATCCGGGGAGCGAAGACCAGCTGCCCGATCCGAAGATCGAGGCAGTGGAGGGGGCGGGTCTCGCGCCTGCCTACCGCGGGACAGCCTATGTCGTGATCGAGGATCTCGACCTCACGCCGTTCGGGAACCGGGTGCCGCAGTTCAACTTCGAGGTCGTGCGGGGCGAGCCCGAGGGTCTCGAGGGCGTGCCGGATGTCTCCAGACTGGTGCGGGGCCTCGCAATGATGCCGGGGACGGGCGAGTATGCGCTTGCGACGACGCCGGTGCACTACGCGTACGGGGGTGGGAAGAACCGGTCGGCGAATGTACATACCCCGGGGGGCGAGACGGATTTCTCGGTGTCGCTCCGTGCGCTGACGGCGGAGGTGCCGGCCTGCCAGTCGGCGTCGCTCATCGTGTCGTGGTTCGGGGACGACCTGCGGTGCGGGTCGTGTTCGGTGAAGCCGAAGGTCGAGCAGACGACCTACGAGGGGCAGGGGATGTCTTGGCGGGCGGGAGGTATCTCCCGCGCGCAGGCGGAGACCATCGCGCAGGTTAACGGGCGGCCGGTCTATGGTGGGACGCCCTCCGACACCTCGGTCGTGGAGGCGATCCGGGCCATGCGGGCGGAGGGGCTCGACGTCATGTTCTACCCGTTCCTGCTGATGGAGCAGGGGGCGGGGAATGGAAGGCCAGACCCGTGGAGTGACGCAGGAAGTCAGCCGGTCTATCCGTGGCGGGGGCGGATCACGCTTTCGGAAGCGCCGGGGCGGGCGGGCTCGCCCGATGGGACGCCGACGGCTGCCGCGCAGGTGGCGGAGTTCTTCGG